CTTCCAGAATCTGGACAGTGAATTTATTTGTATATAAATAACTTGTGATGATTGGCAACTTAGCTGATCCCTTTAGAGTATTTATCGCAATCCTATGGAAGATAGTTACAAGAATTTACTAGATCAATATCCTTTTTTAAGCTTCGTGGTTTATGGCGGTAACGATTATATTGGTATCATCCAAAATTCAGATGAAATCATCACTACTATCTATGATTATGCGGCTCTGCGCACTCTAGCACAGAAGACAGCATATTTAGAACTGGCGGATCAATGGTGGTGGGAAAGCAATAGACTAGTGCCCATCAACGTATTTTTAAAGCAGGATTGGGTGGAATTTAGAGTTTGTTTGAAAACATTCAACAGCAAAGACGTGGAAATCAAACATGGGCCTTATGTAAGTCTTAAAGAGATAGCCAACAAACGTAGTAAACGCCGTAGTATTACGTTGATTCGCAAAGTAAGTTAACACGATCACAGAAATAATCTGCGATTAACTTCATTCCTTGTTGGTCTGGATGTTGTTTAGGAGTTTTAGTTAATCCTAACATATAAAATTTTTCTAAATCTAAAACATACGGATTAGACTTTAGATGGTGCAACCTAAAATCATCAATCACAGCATTAAATATAACATTTTCGCTAGGACCCAAAAATATCTGATACTTGATTTTTTCTTGATTGAAAAAACTGATCAATCCAATCAATCCAGACATTAATTTAATTAATATATGCTTGTCTTCGTGTAACCTCCAATACAAGTCTGCGTACTGCCTAGCATCTACAGGGGCGGGTGCTGTATCAATTACTTTAATGCTTAGAAAAGGATCTAGATGATCTAAACTTATAGGATATTCCGTACGATGTACATGACTTAATTGTATTAATGCTACTATGTCATGATTTGTCTGTTTTAGTGTCAGGCAATCAGCGATAGTGGTACGTATTATACGTTCGTTACAACTGCCTGGTTCGCCACCCTGCCGGCAATCTAATCCCAATCTATCCGCGATAATTTTTGGATATCGATCTTCAGGCTCAAGATCAAAATTTGCAGTATAACTGCATCCGTTACTGTAGAGTATTGTCATTTAATAAATTTAGATTAACAACGACCAGTTGAGCATAGGCGACGGCATGTGCTTTTTTAAAACTATATTCACCTTCTACACGATCCCAAACAGTATCAGCAACTTCTCTCCAAGCACGACCAATTAAATGACGTTTGCCTGGACGGATCACTGCTAGGAACATAGCCAAGCGTGGAATACTGTCCACGGGCTCTGGCATTTTAAGTAGAGTATCATAGTGATTGTTGATGTGGGTTAACTGCTGACATATCTCGGGATCATATAATTTAGTCCAGTCTGGTTCTCGCATTAGTTCTATTAGATGCTGTTCACTCTTTACCTGCTTGTAGACGTTGACATTGAGTAAGTCTAGTTTCATATATCCACGTTCCTCTGCGGCTTGATAATCCAAACTAGCTGATCCTGAAAATGGATCTACAGGTATATCTGTGGCATAGACACCTGTGTTGTGTTTGACTAATTTACCATCACGTATGATGCTAGCTGATGTGACGTTTAACAGATCTAAGACCTGATCACGATCAGCAAAGTCTATGTCAATGTCACTTTTAAATTTCATAGTTTTGTGATCAGATAATTTGCAAAATCTCTATGTGCTTCTTCAGTATGATGCCCATATACACCAAATTCTTCATAATCATAAGGTATATAGCCTCTCGATGTTGCAAATTTTCCAAAACTGAAGTTAAATATATTAAAAATTTTAGGATTATTTTTGATTTGATCATATAATATATTTAAAAAAGGAGCTGTAGTATCTATTTCTTTATAACACCTCCCTCCTACCCAAATTAAATAGTTAATATTATTTTTTTCTAAAAATGCAACAAACATGATCAATTGTGTACATACATTAGTGATTTCTGCTTCATCATTGTACCATTTAAACCATTCTTTGAAAAATTTAATTTGATCAGATGGGTTAAATTTATCATCCTTATCCAAACTAGTTATTTGAAAACTATTAAAGTGTCCATCATTATCAATTACTGGGATTTCAGGGCGCCAAAGTTCTGATCTATATGTTGCACCTAATGATATAACTGCTGTAATTTCTTCATCTTGTTTCTGTAATTCTAGCAAATCTCTAATAGATGTTCTAAAGATTCGACTATTGCAAACACCTGACTTTCCGGCATTTATGACTGTTGCATGTAAATGCTCACCTAAGAAATCAGCATAGGTTTTTCCGGTACTACAAACTCCTATACTACAACTATTAGCATACAGTATCATAACTTCGCCTCCTTTAATATCTGTTTAACCCACTCAGTGTCTGCCACATAATCTTTAAATTTCCGTTGCCAATATTCTGGATCTATCCAAGGAAGAATAAGACCAATTTGATCATCGTTAAGAGCATCAAGAAAGTCAACACCGGTATCGCAATTAAAAACAATCCAAGGGCTAACCCTACCATTAGCGATGTGATGACACACGCGATTAGGATTGCCAAACCTAAAATAATCACTAAATCCATTTTTAAACTCTCCATGTTCGTCTGCATAATCCTGCATCTCCTTTAGGGCACGTTCGAGCGCATCTTGGACTGCTTCTTTACGCATATACCCTTTAAGATATTCTAAGTATACCTTCTCATGTGTCCAATGATCAAGTTTCTTATTTTCTTTGATCACCCAATCAATAAACATCTTAGGATTAACCGCACGGATAGCTACCATGTGTCGACCAAACTTAACAAAGGCTTTGTAGTAAGGACTAGCCACAAAGTCTGCATAAGACTTCATCTTAGCTGAGCCTTGTGTCATTTCATAGAAACGCAAGTATGCTTGGAGCCCAAACTGTACACCAGTTTCTCGTTCTTCTTGCCAGCGTCGTTTTTGCTCGCAGAGATGCACTGCAAGACTTGACTCTTTGCGGAACTCTTTACTACAATATCGGCACTTATAGCTCGGACTTGATTGATTTGTCATCGTATCCGAGTGTTCGTGCCATGTCTGCAAGATCTCGTTTATCATTGATAGTTGCCAGTAGTTCTATTTCATCATCTTTGAGATGCGGAAAGTGTTTGATTAAAAATTTTACTGCCTTGCTGTTGCTTTCTTTCTTTTTACCTTTGAGCCAATAGTGGAACTGATTGCCCATCTGCGGACTCACTGTGGTGCAGGTCAGCCACTGTAGTTTAGGATGTCTGTTGATCTCAAAGAAGTTTTTGTTTACACGTTCATTAGTAGCCATTAGGTAATAGGCTTGTAGGTCTTTATTACCACCGACATTAGCACCATACTTCAGCATAAGATATGTTGAGAATTTCTTACGATCTTCATCTGTGAAGTTGTCATAGTAACTACGATCCTTGCGATCGTAGGCCTGCATTTCATATTTGATTTCTAAACTACTGCTCACTTCTTATTCCATCCCTTGCTGAGATAACTTAATATACGATCTACGCTAGACTGCATATTATTATATTTGTTTTTCAGTGCGGTGATTTCATCTGCTTGTTGATTAACTAAATCTCTTAACCTATCAAATTCTACCCTGCTTTCGCGGATAGTTTTATCATGTGACATCAGGTTTGGACGCGGTGGCGCATTTGGGTCAACTTCACGTTTCTTTTTTTGTTTAAACTGTTGTGGGTTAAATGCCATTTTCGTTTTTCTCCGAGAGCTTATATATAATTATACATTTTTCAACTGCTTCTGTCAAGGCTGGCGTTAGGTATCTTTTCGGATATATTTCGTTCCATAAGCGTTGCTCTACCAATTCTTTAGCTTTCCAGCTTTGCCCAATCATAAATCGTTCTCTTTCAGGTGCACCGATTTCACGGGCATAGGTCGTTTCTCCGCCATCTGGACTTTCGTATATGTAAGTTGCCCCTGGTTTCAAATTACCCATTCCAATGCCTCACTATGCCTGCTATGATCATCAAGCAGGTAATCAAATTAATACCAGCGATAACAGTACGTATCAGTGCTATACGATCTGCTTCATCATCATCAGCACCTTCTTTTTGTCCGAGTGCTTTGGCCCAGATACGCCATATCTTATTTGTTATCATATAATTCTATCCATTTCTTGTATAATCTTTCTGCCCATACTTTATGGCTTTGTATTCCATAATGAGCACCATCTGCTGCTACATCAATCTGAGTGCCAATGGTCGAACTAAATTCTTTGAATCCGTATAAGAATTCATGGCATTTGACAGCATCAGCATTTTCAATATTACAAGTATATGTTATTAAAAATTTATTGTTACCATCTCTTAATCGACCAACGATTCTATTAACAATATTTTTAAAATTAAACAATAAATTTTCTTCGTTAAAAATTAAAGAATTAGATAATTTATCTTTAATGTTGTAAATTGATTTGTCTTGTATCATATCATTTTCTAGATGTCGTATTCTATAAATATCAGTAAATTGAATAATTAATTTTGAATTTTTTATAGAAAATGTAGATAATAAATCTTCAGTATTATAGTTACTCTTACCGCCCATTCCAAAATTATTATATTCCATTCCCATTAAATTTGATAACACATGAGGATATGTTGTTTCTATAGAAGTGTGCCCAACTCCTTCAGTATGACTACATCCAAAGAAATTTAATTTATCTTGATCTAATATTTTGAAAGTATTGTCAACATTCTTATCAGATTGTAAAAATTCTTTTTGATATTTAAGAAAAAATTCTAATTCAGTTTGATATAGTTTAATTACATAGTTTTCGTGATCCTTTAAAATAACTATGTCGTCAAATTTATCGATAAGTGATATTATATTGAGAAATCCAATTTCTACAGGTGAAGCAGCGTAGCTAACTCCGGATTTAATTTCATCTGCGATTGAAAATAATGTACCACCAAAGGGTATCTTTTGTTCCTGGCAGATACGTTCTGCTTCTTTGTTCCCACCAAGATGATTAATTACAAATAATATTGTTTTTACCATATTTTGCCGTAGTCTACTACTTCGCTCTGGCGGCTGATATCTTTAACGAAGTAAGCACACAATGGATGATCGCCGTCATTAATAGGAACTGCTAACATCTGTCCAGGCCGCAGTTTAGGGAAATACCATTTAACATCTTGATAGATATCTACGATTTCAATTGGATGGAATTCTGGTTTAAAACTGTCTAGAGGATTAAAACAGAACACACTGAATCCACGATCGTTGATACTGGTTAAAGGTATAACTTCTAAGTCGCCAAAGTCTGGCTCACCAATTAATACTTGCCAATCCACAGGCATTTTAACTATGTTATTACCAATGCGTAAGACCAATGCTGGACTATTAAAGGATTCTAGGAAGATCAATGGGATAAAGAAGTAATCAGGATTCTTTGGGTCGCTGTTGTCTAATATAGCAAAACGTAAGTCCTCAACTTCATCTGGGATCTCATTCATTTCGTATGCGGTGTTTTCTAGTGTTAATATATACATATTATTTCCAATGTGTTGTAATTCTAAATAATGTTTTAAAATAATCATCATGCGATAGTGCATTGTTATGATTGTATCTATTGTCTACTCCGTGTTGTATGTCCCAAGGTTGATATTCATCTTTAGGCCACACGATATTATGCTGAGACCAGTCTTGCTGTTGTAAAGGGCCTGGAATAAAAACATATGGAATCTTTTTCTTTTCAAGTTGATTTAATCCATCTCTCAATATATAATAGCTTTTTATCTCATCAATGTCATGGGTTTGTATAAATGTTTTGTAGTACTTTATAGCAGACACAAGGTCGGCTGGCAAAGAATCGATTATTTCATCGATCTGTGTTGACATAATATATTTTTTAGAGTTAAATTCTCGAAAATTTTCAATTTTCAATGTTTCTACAGGTATCTCAAATCTTTCGGGTTGAGATGCTCCTACAATAACGTAGTCTGCATTTTCATTAATAGCCTGATCAATTTGTATTCTAATAAAAAAATTACTTGCTCCACCCCGAGCTAAGTTAATAAAATCAAAATTTTTTTCTTTTACAAATTGATCTAAAAAACTATAGTTATGTTTATATCCTTTGTGTTCTAATTCATCAAGAAGAAATTTAGGTAAATCAATCTTGCTAAGGTTATTAACTGCCGGATAGTTAGGCCAATCTGCCCCTTTCATTTGTTGCCACAGTGGGTAACTTGATGTCATAAAACTACATCCGCATACGGCCAATTTCTTCATTGCCAAT